CATCAGCTTAACCACTCCGCTTCTCCTCCTTCGCTTCCTGCATCCGCCTGACGATCCGCGCCAGGCGGGCGTTTTGTGTTACGAGCTTCTGCGCGTCCAGATCCAGCCCCTTGCGCTTGAGCCCGCCGATGATCTGCGCCTCCTGGCACTCACACACCAGCGCCGCCTCGATCAGATCGTGCAGCTCCTGCGCATCCAGCGTCAGGGTGTATGTACGGGCATTTGCCATGCGTCAGGTGCCCCCCTTCTCCCGGATCATCAACGTTCCGCTGTTGACCCAGAATTCCGCTATTTCGCCGTCCTCAAACACGCTGAGGTCTTCCAGATTGGTCAGTGTCTGGTGCATTGTCGTTGGTGGAAGCCACATACTTTCCGTATAGCCGAGGCTGCTGTTCGGAATTTGCGGCTGTTCGCTTGCGCGCATCAGGTATACCACCCGCACGTCGCACGTCAGGCGGAAAAGGCTCAAAAGCTCCTTGATCTTCATGGCCTTACCTCAACATCGACCGGGAATTCCGTGTGGAAGTACATCTTGTAGTGGTACGGGTCTGTGTGCGTCCCGGAAATGTCCTCTACCACGTAGAGGGTGTAGTCGTTCAAGTATATGTAATTCTTCTTGTACTCGCCGGGGCCGACCTTGCAGGTCACGACGAGCTCACTGCTGCCGTTATTGGAAATGCTCATGTACCCCTCGGTCTCGAGGATGATCTTGTCTGTCCGGGCGTTGTATACGGTGATCCGGCGCTCGGACTCGAAATAATCCGCCTGCTTGCTGATGTTGGCATTGACCTTGTCTGCCTCCGAGCAGCCAGTCAACATGGCCGTGATCAGCAGCGCCAGCAGAGCCGCCGCAATCAGGGATACGACGGTGGTGGCGGTTTTGGCTTTTCTCATGCTTCTTCCTCCGGCGCAAGATTTTCTTTGATCCACTCTTCCAGCTTGCGCGGGAAGACCCAGCAGACCACTTCTTTGTTTGCCACTACGGCGGTTCCGAACGGAAAAGCCCCGGCCAGCAGCGCAGCGCGAAGCGTTGCGGGATTGATTTTCATTCCGGCGGCCCGGAGGCGTTCCACCGCCTCCGCCGCGGTCAGCGTTGCGGTTCTTCCCATGTCTCAGCCCTCCCGTACCGAAACCACGGTTTCCTTCACCGCAAGATCGGCGACCAGGTCGTTGTACGCGGCGCGCGCTGCGGCCTCCGTGGGGTAATACGCGATGACGATGTAGCTCTTTACCAGCGCCCAGCGCACTTCGCAGTCGTAGCTATGGCCGGGCGTGATATCGCCGAGTTCGCATACCTTAGTTCCCATAATGTCGACGAGCACAGTTCTTTTCTCCACGCGGATAAAGTCTCCGCGATCGAACGAGCAGCAGCACATATCATTCGGGTTGTTGATGTAATTCATGGTAAATCCTCCTTTTCGTTTACGGTGTTTCTTCCAGCAAGCTCACGATGCAGATCATCTGCTCCGTCAGCTTTGCAAGATCCTCGTTTGTGGTTTCCTGCCTCTGGCTGCGCTCGGCCAACAATTCCAGCTGCTTTTCGAGCGTCTGCCGCAGATCGTCGTCGATTACCATCAGACGGCCTCCTTCGGCTGCTTCTTCGGCGTGTCCAGCATGGCCGTCATGCCCTGCACGAAGATCAGCACCTTTTCGCGCGCCTCCGGCGTCAGCTTGTTCATTTCAGCAGAGATCTTCTCCGCCTGACGCTTCTGTTCTTCCGGCATTTTGCTCACCTCTTTCATCTAACTTGTGAGTATAGCATAACACCATAGTTAGTCTTTGTCAACATTTTTCCTCGCATTATTTCATTTTTTTATTGACACAGTTAGATTCCTGTTGTATGATATCGCCGTGGAGGTGATATTATGAACGAGCGCATACGCCAACTTCGGAACGATTTGCATCTTTCTCAGGCCGAGTTTGGTGCAAAAATAAACTTATCTCAAAACTATATATGGATGATTGAGAAAGGCGACCGTACACCCAGCGACCGTACCATTGCGGATATCGCCCGGGAATTCGGCGTCTCCCTTGCATGGCTCGAAGACGGCGAGGGCGAAATGTACGTCAAGCGCAGCGCGAACGAAGAGCTTGGCCTGCTGGTTGCGAACATCATGTCTGACGCGGACGATTCCTTCCGCAAGCGGTTCATAACGCTGCTCATGGCCCTTCCGCCGGAGGACTGGGGCAAGATTGAGCGGTTTATCGACGAGCTGCAAAAGAGCGATTCAGCAAAAAGCACCGAGGACGGATAACCGCCTCGGTGCTTTTTGTCGGTTTTTTTGCGTTGAAATTTGTGGAATATTGCGGATTGAACCCGCTCCTTCTGCGTGGTAGAATTTTCATGTATTGATTTATGCGGTTTTGCGCCGTTCTGTGAGGAGGCTATGACGCCGATGCAAAAACAAAATTACACTGTTATATGTCCCCGCTGCGGCGGGGAGTTTGATGAAAAAGAAAAATTCTGCCCGCATTGTGATACGCCGAACCGGAAGATGATCTGCCGCTCCTGCGGCGCTCAGATCAACGCCAGTGAACGCGTTTGCAAGGTATGCGGCGCAAAAAACAGGAGAAAAACCGGCTCTTCGAGGAATTTTATTCTGATCGGAGCCACCGTATTGGCCGCTCTCGGCATCTTGCTCTTTCCGAAGCAGCCCAAGCAGGCGGATCAGCCGCCCGCACAGGCACAGGAGGCGGTTTCCCAGACGCCGGAAACGCCCAAACAGTCCATCGCGCAGGATGCACCTGAACAATCTTCGCAATCCTTCAACGTGGAAAAGCACTCCGGGCCGTTGTTCAGCGGTGGGACAGTCGAAATCACAATTCCGTCCGACTACATAGGCGAAGACGTCACGCAGGAGAAGCTTGATGCAAAAGTCGAGCAAGCAGACGGCTTTAAATCCGCCACGTTGAATGCAGACGGCTCCGTCACATATATCATGACGGAGGCCTGCCATAAAAAACTAATGCAGGATATGGCGCAGCAGCTTGACAGCAGCCTTGCCGATATGGTAGGCTCTGAAGACTACCCGAACGTCACTGCGATTGATTCCTCCGACGACTACACAAAATTCACCGTCACACTGTCTTCCGACACTGTAAACCTTCAGGAATCTCTCATGACCTTGGTGTTCTATATGAGCGGCGGCCTGTATCACTATTTCAGCACGGGCGAACCGGTTGATAATATCAATGTCCGCTTTATAGATCAGTCCGGCAATCTCTTGCAGGAAGCAAATTCAAAGGATGTCAATCCCGACGCGCTCTCTTCTGACGTCAATTCCGACGTCAGTGAGGCAGACACTCCTGTAGAAGCCGCTTCGCCGGATCCTTCTCAGGGCAAATCCTCCGGGAAATTTGTTGCAAGCTCAGACAGCGACAAATTTCACTGGCCGGATTGCCGATGGGCCAAAAAGATACTGAGTGAAAACGAAATCTGGTTCGATTCCGCCGCCGACGCCATAGCCGCAGGATACGGCGCGTGCGGGACTTGCAATCCCAAATAACCTGCCGAAAAATAAACACCGCCCCGGCCAAATAAGCCGGAGCGGTGTTTTCATCCTGCTCCTGAATTCATCCCAGCATTCCGAGCAAAATTTGCAGGATCACGCAGAGCTGTTCCAATGTCGCTTTGCCCAGCAATAAGTCGATTCTTTCCCGTTTCGTTTTCATATGCGCCTCGATTCCTCACAAAACATCTTGCCGTTTTTCGTTGATTATTCCAATTGTTATTTCCTGTAGGTTGTACTATGATATGTAATAGAGGGCATTGATCGCCGTTTCCTAGTATCTTACGGGCATTTTTTTCTTTCTTTTAATTTTCTTTTCCTGCTCGATCTCCAAGATATACTGTTGGAATCCCTCTTCCCCAAGCATTTCTTTTATTTCTTTTTCCGCCGCTTTCTCCTTTGCGCACAGTATCAGAAGCAATAAGAGATCTGCGGCAAGTGCAGCAAGCAACGCAATTTCAGCAATTTTTAACCACATAGATATTCCGTCCTTTCTTAATTCAGCACACGCGGCCCCCGGCGTTCGTCCCGTTCCTCGCCTACGTCGGCGACGCAGGCAAACAGGAGCGGAATGCCCTTGATGTAGTCCACGCTGACGCTATGCACATCTGTCAGCTTCGCGCCGTCGACCGTCACGTCGACCCTCCCATTGTTTACCCGGATGTTGATGCACTCCATATTTTTTCCTCCTGTCATTTATTATAGAACGATTGTTCTAAAAATCAACATGGTATTATGAACAAACAGACCGCGTTATTTTTGGGAATCAGGAATCCGATGGTGTACCGTTTATGGGACTGATGATTTGATATAATATTCGGTTTGACCGGCCCCATCGTATCTTGAACATACGGTGGGGCCATTTCAGCAGATGCCGGATTCAGAAACTATCTGCTACGTTTTTATTGTACCAGATAATGTTTGTAAGAAAAGCCCGAGTTTTGCGTTTTCTTCTCATAGTTTGCGTTTTAACACGGAAAATGTAAGAAATAACAATACAATCTGCGATTGGAGGCGCATCAATGTCCGCAATACAGGAACTCGCGCCGTTTATCGGCGCGTATCATGGGAAAATCAGAAATGCGAAAGATCACAGCGGAATGACGCCGGAGGAGCTGTCGGAAAAGTCCGGAGTTTCCTTCTCCACCGTGAGCCGATTATATGCTGGAACACAAGCGGATCCACGGCTTTATAACTCGGCCGCAATATGTAAAGCGCTTGGCTTATCGCTCGACGAGCTGTTCGGCCTTGAAAATCCCGTCGGAAGCCCGGAAAAGCTGACCAAGCAGATCCATCATATCGAGCTTGAAAACGCCAAGCTGGAGGCAACAGCGGCCGCGCAAAGTGCACAGATAAAGTCTACACATACAATGTGCTACGTTCTCGCCCTGTTTTGTATGCTGCTCTCCTTTTCTCTGATTGCCTGCCTTGTGACGGATGCGCAGAGTCGGAACGCAGGCCTCATTCGCGATGGAGATTTGTCCGTAGCTGCATGGATTTGCATTGCCCTGATCGTAGGTTCAGCGCTGGCTTCGGCAATTACTTTCTATGCAATCCGAAAAGAACGTGGTGGGAAACATGGAGTGCATCAAGTGTAAAAAAGAAATCCCTGCCGGTTCTGTGTTCTGCTGTTGGTGTGGGAAAAAGCAGGAGGCAGCGCCGAAGAAAGCGTTGAAGCGGGCGAACGGCACAGGTACGGTTTACAAACTGCAAGGGCGTCGCACCCGCCCGTGGGTAGCCGCAAAGGGTAAAACTATAATCGGATACTTTGGCAAAAAAACAGCCGCCCTTGAGGCGCTTGCGCGTTTACAGGGGCGGAGTATCGATGAAGTATACAACTGGACGTTCTCGCAAGTTTACGAAGCGTGGAAGGATGAGCATTTCCGGGATATCGGGCCAAAGGGCGAAGAGACGTATACGCGCGCCTATGCCGTATTCGAGCCACTGCACGGGCGGAAATTTCGTGAATTAAGAACTGCGGACTATCAGGCTGTCATCGACCAGCACAGCGGAAAATCCTATTCCACTCTATCCAAATTCAAGCAACTGGTTACGCAGATGTCGCAATGGGGGCTTCGGCAAGAGCTTATCACAACGAATTTTGCATCATTTGTAAAACTCCCAGAAAACGTAAAAAAGGAAAAGGAGATTTTTTCCGCCGACGACATCAGCAAATTAGAGAAGGACGGGTCCCAGGCAGCAAAACTTGTGTTGATGATGATCTATACTGGTATGCGCATCGGAGAATTGTTTGGCTTGCGGACCGCAAACGTGCATGAAACATATGTGGTAGGCGGCGAGAAAACTGAAGCCGGACGGAACAGGGTAATTCCGATCCGCTCCGAAGGCCGGATGTACTTTTCCGAATTCAAGCAGCGCGCAACGTGTGATCTTCTCATTTCCGGCTATGATGGGCAGAAAGTGGTTGCAAATTTCCGGAATAGGGACTTTTACCCGCTATTAACGCGTCTTGGCATTTCCAAAAAGACGCCGCACGCCGCGCGGCATACCTTTGCAAGCTGGGCCGTTGCAAATAATATCAAGCCGGAGCTGCTTCAAAAGATGCTCGGCCACGCTGACTATTCCACGACTGCAAACATTTACGAGCACTTTGATATCGATCAGCTTGTCGCAGCGATAGACGCGCCGGTTTCTAACGTGTTACTAACAAATCAAAAAGATTCAAAAAACAAAAAACCTTGAAACCACTGAGATTTCAAGGTTTTTTTGGTGACCCGCCGGAGATTTGAACTCCGGACACCCTGCTTAAAAGGCAGCGTCCAGCGCGTTTCGTAAATTTTTTTGATCTTTTTGAGTCTTTTTGTGGTTTGTAATTTTGATTTTTTTAATTTTCTGCTATTTCGGTTTTTTTCAATCTTTTTGGGTTGCTAACAAATAACTAGCGATTCTCGCCCCGTCCTATTTTCTGCATAACCGAATTATACACCCTTTCGTTTACGACCGCAAGCGTGTCCATCAGCTCGTCCATGATCGGCCAAACGGTGGACGGTTTCTTTTCCTCTATGGCGCGCAGAAAATCGCTGTCGCCGTAACTGCCTACCGTCTGCGGGACTTCTGCTTGTGAGGCTGCTGCCTGCACAGCGGGGGCGGGGTCGCCGGAATAGGCGTGCAGGCGCGTGCTCCTGCTTTCCTTCTCGTCTTCCTGCATCTGCTTGCGGATCACATACAGATCCGCAAGCTTAGCGTAATTCTTATAGTCGGATTCCTCATATTCCAGGCGAGCAATCTCTTTCCGGATTTCGGCTGCATCCAACATATTGCGCTCTCCTTATGCCCGCTCGATCTGCTCCATGCAGCGGCGGATCGCGTCACGGGTTTTATCGTCGTCCGCGTCGCGCATCATATCCTCCAGCTGCGCATGCATGTGCTCGCGGGCGTCGGTGCGGCTGTAGCGGCCCATTGCGTCGCGGCGGCGCCCACGGTATGAACTTCCGCGTCCATATGTGCCGCGCATGTCGGCTTCCCACTCGCCATCGCGGGAATAGCCGCCGTCTTCAGCCATCTCGATCTTGTAGGTATTCTTGATGGAGCTCGTCAGCTTCTGGATCGCGTCCAGGTCGCCCGCAGACATTTCGCGCTTATCTGCGATTTCGTCAAGCTCTTTGCAGAGCATTTCACGCAGGTTTCTCAAATCGTACATATTGCATCCTCCTTTCACGATACGCGCTCGACGATCATATTGCTATTTGCGAAGCTTACCGCCTGCGCACTGGTGTTCTTCGCCGCTACAGTCAGGCAGCAGCCGCGCGGGACTTCCACGAATGCGGAAACGAAGATGTTGAAATAGTTCTCAACAGCCGCAGGGGTTACGGTCGCTGTGGCGCTGCTCAGAGGTTCGCCGTTGATTGCAAGCGCAGCGGTAATGGCACCTACTGTTCCGCCTGTAGGGACGGCAATATTCGCCCCAAAGGATACGCGGAACTTCGCCTTGCATTGCTGCGTAAGCCCGCGCAGCGTAACGAGCCCGCTTCCTTCTCGATGTACGATGCACGGCTTTCCGCAAGCCGCCGTGGAAATCAGAGGGACGTTCTGCCCAGCGGCGACAGTTTGAATCCCGGATGATGTAAATTCAGCCATAAAATCATTCCTTTCTAAATGCGTCGATTTCGACACGGTTAAAAATAGCGGCGGGACGATTGCCCCGCCGCGTTGCTATCGAGTATCGGCAATGGGGCCGACCATTTTCGTGAGGCCACGAAAAAGCTCTACGATGTGGAGTTGTTACGCGCAGTTTCCGCAGCCGTAGTTGTAGCCGCTGTTGCAGCAGTACGGATTCGCGACAACATAGGCCGGGCTGGGACTCGGGCGAAGCGTGGAAACAAGGTAATTGTTCTGCGCCGCCTGCGATGCTGCCAGCTGGTAGCCGAAAAGCTGCTGGTTCTGCTCGGCGATCTTCGCGTCCTTCGCCGCAAGCTCCTGTGCCGTCAGACGCTGGTCGATGCTGCGGAAGCCGCAGTTCATCGCGTCGATGATGTCGCGGGTGGTGTTCTGCACGGTGTTGCGGGTGTCGCATGCCTGCGTCGCCATGTCGTAGCGCACCTGGGCGATTGCAGCGCGGTTTTCGCAGCAGCACTCCTGTGCCTGCATCGCCATGTTGTTCAGCTGCTGCATAAGCGCGGCCTGCTGGTTGCAGCGGGAAAGCTCGGCCTGAGCAAAGCCGTTTGCCATCGCCATGTTGGTGCCGTTGACAAGCTGCGCCTGCTGGTAAAATCCGTCGCAAAGTCCCTGATTTACACTGTCGATCTTGCGCTCGATGTTGGAGAAGTCAGAGGCCAGCACATAGCCGTCTACAACGCCGCCGGAATTTCTGCCGTTGTTGCCGAATCCGTTTCCATTGCCGCCCCAGCCGCAGAAAATGGCAAGGAACAGGATGATGATCCACCAGCCATTATCGCCGCCGAAGCCGCCCCAGCCGCCACCTGTCATGCCGGTAGGCGCTACGGGCATTGTCATGGTCGGGGAGCCGTCATTCAAACTCATATTTTTCATTCCTTTCGTAGATTCAAAAGATTTATCTCAATCGTGGCCACGATTTTGATCGTTCAACTGTTTGGAATTCCCGGACTATTGCAGCAGTTGCCGGAATTGCCCCGCCACCTGCTGCAGCTGATTCAACTGCTGCTGCGAGATTTTCCCGCTTCGTACCAGCTTTTCGACCTCTGCTTTTGGATCCCCCTGAAAGCTATTCTGGAATTGACGGAACCGCTGTATCATGTTCTGGAACTGCCCCATCGGGCCGGGCAGTTGTCCGCCGCCGAGGGCGTTAAACAGTGGGTTCATTGTCCGCCTCCTTCATCTTTCGCGGCCTGACGCTTGGGGCGGACAGCTTCGCCACAAGCTCCTCAAACTCCCTGCGGGTCACATATTCTTCGCTCATGTCTTTTCGCGGCGCTGCGGGCGCTGGCGCGGCCTGCGCACGCTCTACAAGGTCGTAGGTCGTCATGGTCGGCTTTCCGCTTGCGTCGGCCTTTTTGACGTACACGACCGGCGCGTTCATATCCCAAAGCGTAACAGCATTGTTGGGCGCGACGATAAAGTCATTTGCCGCCTGCTCGTTAGGAACCCAGATGATCGACTGGTTTTGCGGCTGCTGTGGCTGCGGCTGATAAGCCGGCATCTGCGGCGCGGGCTGATACTGCGGACGCATCTGCATCTGCGGCTCCTGCATCTGCGGCATGGGCGGCTGATTGTAAATCGGCTGCTGATACACATACGGCTGTTGTCCGAACATCATTTATCCTCCTTTGCCCAGTAGAACAGCGGGATCTCATTGCCGCTGTCCCATGTGTCGAAATAGTTTCCGTTCTCCGCACAGACCACATGACTGGACAGAGCAAGAACGTACACGCCGCGCGGATGGTCTGCGCAGAAATCCGCGACGGTGTAGCAGTCCGGGCATGTGTTCGGGATCACGTTCCGGGTAAAGCCCTGCTGCCGGAGGTATGCGCTCCACACGCTGTTTGCGCTCGGCAGATCGCCCATGATGAGCCCCTGCAGGCACAGGCCGATATACACCTCGTCCCAGCTCTTCCCGGTCGCCTTTGCGATAGCCCGGACGGTGCAGTCCCCGACCTTCTGCCCGGCGGGATTTGGATTGAAATAAGAAAAGCCCATACCGAACACTCCTTTGATGTGTCCAGTATGGGCTTTTTTGCGTTTTGATGTGCCTCAGCTGCGTATCACTTGTGCATCATTTCCGCTCAGTTTGGAAGACTGCCGGACGCAGCCTTCATCCGCGCCATGATCTCCGGCAGGCGGCGCTGTACCGTGGCGCGGCCTAGAAACAGCTCCGTTGCGACATCGACTTGGGGGAGCTTGTCCACGAAATAGAGCTGTGCGATCTTCTCATTTTCCCGGCCAAGATTGGCCTGATAGATCACGGCTTCCATGTCCTTACGGGTCAAACGGCCAAGCTCCGGAGGAAGTTTGCCGCGTGCCTGCGGCGACATAGGCCCCGCCTCCTTACTTTTCCTTGTGCGTCAGCACGGCGATATTGCCCTTGTTGCCGACTTTGAGATCCAGCGCAGCGGCCAGATCGCGCACTTTGATGTAATTCGTGCCGTTCTTCAGGATGCGCTCAACGGCGACTTCTTTACCGTCCACGATGATCTTGCTCTTTTCGACCACTTCTTTTTCCCCCTCTCCGTTCTTTCCATCTTCGAGTGCCATGACCGTATGGCCCTCGCTTACCAGCACGTCACCGCGCAGGAGATTGGCGTCCGTCGTCAGATACTTGCTTCCTGTCAGCAGCTCGAAGTCTCCCGTTGCGGGCCAATCGTGCAGCATACAGTAGGTGGTGCAGCTGTTGCCCTGCCGACGGTAGAGCGCTTCGACCGACGCGCAGCCTGCGGCCACGGCGCAGAGCGTCATGAGGCCGGAGCAGTCCGTCTCCACGGGCTTTGTGATTCTGCTCACGTCCCACCCGACGGCTCTGGCGGCCTCATACGCCGTGTTCCGGTCGCTCATGTCGTAACCGATGTTCCGGTTTTTAATGGATGCCTCGCACGTCTGCGCGGCCCGCTCGGCCTTTTTGCGGCTCTTGTAGCGCAGGACGCCGAGCCAGCGCCCATTGTACCAGTTGGAGATATTCAGCTCCCGTCCGCTCTGGTTGCCGGGCTGCTGGTTGCGGCCGCCCGTCTCGCCGAGACTGGCCTGCCCGATCTTGATGCTCATTTCTGCGCATCCTCCCTCGTGGCGTTGTCAATCGCGTCCTGCGCTTTCTGGCTCTGTGTGCCAAAGTAAAACGCGATCACGACGGTATACACCATCATAAAGTCCTGCGAGATCTTCCCGGCGACTGCCATGTACGCAAATACCGCCGTCAGCACCAGCGTGACGATGGATTTGACGCTCAGCAGATTGCCGAGCCGCTTCTTGATGTTTTCCATATGTATGCTCCTTTCAATCTTTCAGCACGATCTCTGCGATGCGTGCTGCCGCTTCCGGGCCGTATTTCTCGGCCCATTTATCCATGTACTTCTGCGCGTACTTCGCGCGGTTCTCATTTTTGGCTTTCCAGAGGTAAAAGCCGCTGGAAGCCGTCGTTTCAGCCAGCACCGCAAGCGTGATCTCCGTCAGGTCTGCGCCTGCCGCGCAGGCGATGATGAGTGCGAGGCCGACAAGCGCGCTGCAAATCAGCCACTTTTTACTGAATTCCATTGCTATGCCCGCATTGCGCCTCCAGCTGGTGTAAAAACTTCTTCACGTCGCCGTTCCCGCCGAGTGTGACGTATTTCTGCCCGGCGATCAAACGCTCGGCCATTGGCATTTCCTCCGACATGATGGTCAGTCTGAGGATCGCCAGATACTGCTCGTCCTGATGCTCCTGCATTTTCCCGAGCTTTTTGTCAATCTCGGCTAGGTGCGCCTCCTGCGTCGTGGCCTTGCCGCGCTTTTTCTGTATCGCGCCGACGACGGCGTTTACTACCGCCGTCAGCGCGGACGAGCCGAGCACGGCGCAGACGAGGGTGACGATGATGGTTTTGCTGTCCATTTTTCCGTACCTTTCTCTTTTATTTTGCCGGGCTAATCGTCCGCCATTTTGATGTAGGTGGTGGTATCGCTGGAATAGCTGATCGTCGGCAGCGTTGTGCCGCCGAGGACTGCATAAAGCGCCGGGTAGGACATACGCGAGAAGCGAGATCCGTCGCATTCATGCCATGGGGCAGAGAGAATGCGGACGGTTGTGAGGATGTCGCCGACGTGATAATTTGGCTCCGACAGCTTCACGAATGCCTCATTTACCATCGGGTTCGCCGGCGCGTCGCCTGCCCGCCAGATCTTCGCTGCGGTTTGTGCGGTCAGCAGATTTCCTGCTGTGAGCGGAGTTTCTATCTGCAGTGGCTCGTCCTCTAGTTTAAGCCATACGCCACGCAATACAACTTTGTAGGCATTGTAGCCTACATACCGGATAGCTCCGTTAGCTAGGTCTATGCTGCCTACTCTATCTTGCATAATTATTCCTCCAGTGCCTTGATATAGGCTTTACAACGGGTACTCATGCCAATAATGGGAATCGTCTTTCCGCTAACGCTATAATCACAATATGCAATGCCGTTGCTTGAACTATATGCCGCTCTTCCGTCCAGCGATAGAGCAATGTCTGGTATACCATCCTTTAGTACATCGCTATAGGCTTGCCCAGCTGCAGGGTCGCTGATTGCAATAATATTTACCGCGCTTGTACCATTCTTTGTCGCTGTCACGTCACCGGCTGTCACAAGCAGCCCGCCTTTGTATTTTCCACCGCTGTATGCTGGGAGCCCTCGCTTGCCAGATTCATAAGAGATAATTTTCCCGTTGCTCCATGTTGTTCCGTTGTCCGTCGAGTACCTGTACACCATATATCCGGTATACTCGGTAAAAGTACCGGCAACGATGCTTATCTCTGTAAGCCCGAAGAATGCAATGATTGTCGTTCCGCAATGATATGCGGACATCAGATCATGCGTTGTGTAACCTGGCGGTTCGTTAAAGGATGGAGAGAGAGTCGCAAGTGATACGGTACTTACCGTCTCCCATGTCGGATTGATCAGAGTTTTCGCCGTTGCTGTTGTCAGACTGTTGCTCTCGTTTGATAACTCCAGCTTGTAAAAGCGTCCCTGCTCTTGATTGTAAAAAAAGACACCGTCGATGTCTCCTATCGACACAATCGCCTGCGTTGCTGGGTTCACATATGAGCAGCTTATATATTCATGATCGTGACCATCGTAGCCGGTGTATTTTGTACCCACGGCATAGATATACAAAAAGTTCGGCGTAATAAACAGCCCACGATTTCCTTTGGCTAGCGTAGACGGCAAGTTCCCGCTTGCGTACAGCGTAAATTTTGTATCAAGGCTCGATGTTCTGTATATTCCTGTGGTTGCGACTGAACCGCTATCCAAAATGGTGTAGTAAAAGCCGTTCGCGTATTCCAGCACTGCGTCTACCATCGTAAGACCCGAAGGAATGGATGTTCGCTGCGTCCACGTTTCTAAGTCAGTGGAAGTATAAAGTTTATTGCCGGACATTGCAACCCATTCCCCATTCAGGAACCACATGGCGGACGGATTTATACTTGCCGTTTTCAGTGTCCATGGCAGAGGTGCTGCAGAACTGCGAAGGACAGAGAAAAGTTCCGGATACTGTTCTTGCAACACGGTGCGCCCGTCGCACGGGAGCCACGCGTCGGAGAGGTCTGTGCGGGCGGTGATAGCGATGTCGCCGACTTTGGCCGTGCCCTCCGAAAGCTTGCCGAGCGCGTCGTTGACTGTCGGGTCCTCCGGCCTCGTGGTTGCGTTCGGCCAGAGCTTGGCGGCAGTGGCATCGGACAGAAGATTTGCTTTGTTGAGAGGCGTACCCTCAACTGTTGGCTCGTCCATACGTTTCATGTACTCGTAGTGATCAAGACTACCGTCGGAATTGTAGATGCCATATCGAATAGCACCGTTTGTAAGAACTTTAGTAGGTTGACGATCTTTCATATCAAGCCTCCTGTCGCGCATTCCGCAGCGCCGGTGTAGCGGAACGCCTTTGTGATGTTATCGATCAGTTCCTCGCAGAGCGCAAGAATGCGCTCGATGTCGTTTGCGCCGGTGTAGGTCAGCCGGTCGAGGCCGGGCGCGTCCGGTGTTCCTCCGGGGTATGCCAGCGCGTCTCGGATGGACTGCACCTGCTTTCGGTATGCCTCGGCCTGTGAGGCCGTTATAATGTCCGTTACGGCCCAATCGGTTTTTGCAGGCCATGCGATACTCTTGCCGCAGATCGCGCCGAGGCGGCCCGCCAGATAATTCAGGGCCGTCCCCACGCGATTGAGATCAGCGGCGTTGTACGCTCCCTTCATCCCGGCCAGCCATTCCGCCCGCTCGGCTGCGGTCATGGCCGCGAACCCCTTCGCCGCCAGCTCCCGCACTCGCTCCACGTCCGCCTGCGTCCGGTCGGTGACGAGGGTGACGATGATGGTTGCAGCGTCCATGGCTATGTACCTTCTTCCGTGATCTTCTTCCACCCGTCCGGGTTAACGGATGGGTTCCAGACGTTGGCGGCGAGCAGGGATTCGTAGAGCTCGTCCTGCCACCAGCCTTTTTCGCCTTTGGAGAAGGCAAGTCCGGCGGTGATGGTCTCGGGGATGAGGCGGAAGCCCTGCTTGTAGGCGATGTCCTCCCAGAGGGCCGGGGCGGCGTCCGGGGTGTTCTGGGCCGTGTCCCAGAGGTCGGAGGCGGCGCGCTTGATGGTGCCGCCCCAGTTGATGCGCATGCCGGCTTTGACGAGGCTGCCGGAGCCGGTCAGGCGGGTGAAAAGCTCTGGTGCGAGACTCGCGTCGGCGTCGGTGAGACTGGCTGCGCTTTTGACGATATAGGGGCGCAGCGCCCGCGCCTGCTCGGTGTAGGTGCTCATGTTATTCCGCCTCCCCGAGCAGGATCTTCGCGGCGGTCTCTGTATCCGTCAGCGGCAATGCTGCACCCATTTCCTCATAGCTGCCTTCTGGCTCAGTACCTTTCAGCGTATGGTCTGTGAGATGAAACACCATGTCAGAAAGCACCTGATGTTCAGTTCCTTCTTCATCCGTAATAGTCACAGCCATCTTCGCGCAAAATCCTTCTGCCTGATCTTCCTTGCACGGGACATAACAACCGTTGCCATGTAGTCGAATGGGCATAATACTGTCTGCATACCCGGCAAATGTGCCGTCCTGTTTTACTGCATACATGGTGTCCCTCCAAATTTCTCTTGATAGATTGTCTCCAATCGCTTTGTGCTTGCTGTTCGCAGCCGATTCTTCCAATATCCGTTTTCCTGCCCCGGCCATTTTTCATCCGTAAAGTCTTCACCGCAGCCGTTTTTTCTGTACCATCGGTACAGATCGTTCAGCATTTTCTGCCGCTCGGCACCTTCCTGCGTGTTCGGCCTGAAATGCTCCCACCCGTTTTCGGACGTCGCAGCGCATATCCGCCTGCCGTCTGCTGCAAACAGGAACCCTTCAATCTCCGATACAACAGTTCCGTACCGGAGATTAAATGCTCCATCGATGCCATTCCCACGGAACCGCTTATACACGATATATTCCATGCGCTTCTCCCTCATACGCAAAAGCCGGGCGCGAAGCCGAAGGAAGCGCGCGCGGTGCGGTCTTCGACTGTCCCGTTGGTGTTCACATTCTCGAAACCGTCGGAGCTGCTCGCAAGCGGAGAACGGAGCCACCAACGAGCGGCGGCACTCGTTCCGTTGTGCTTGTACTTTACCTTGCTGTTTCCAGCGGAATAATAGGCGTACTGCGCTTGCTTACTCGCCTCGTTCGAGTTTGCTCTCGAAATGCTCCCGAAAACCTCAAACTCCGAGAGGAGGAAAAAGTAATCCTTTGTCGCCGTGACCGCACTCGCGGATGTGCTATTATTTCCCGTATTGTCCGTGTACTTGGTAACGGACTTTAGGACTGCACGGAGCGCCGCCGGAATGACTGCGATAATCGTTCCGGAATAGCTCGAGAGGCTTGTCCCGCAAATATTTGTACGCATTTGCGAGCTCTCCCATCCGCCGGAGTTCGTTGCACTACTGTTCATAGAGAAATAGCCGGTTGTCGAAACGGGCGAGGTATAGTAACTATCGCAGAAACACACGTCCGTACCGCCGGAGAGCGCGGTCTTTGCAAGTTGGAAATGGATACAGTTTTCCCCTTCTAGGCTCGCGTTATGGTTAAATCCAATAATGAACGCATATGTTGTGTAATTAGATAGTGTAAGATGTCCAACCGTGCCGTTTAGCGTTACAGCCTTTCGGTCACCGACGCTCCAATAGTTCGCGCCCTGTCCCGCGTCGGATATATCTTTTATTGTTTCCCAAGTATTTTTATTCAGTGTCGGATATACAAAATTAAGCGACACCGCGTAACTGTCCGTGATAGTTACGGCTTTTGTGTCAGATGTTTTCCCGTCCAGCGTCGCGGATACGCTCCATGTTCCGGCTTCCGGTACGATAAGCGTGCAAACTCCGGCGCTGTCAGATGTTCCGGTAATTGTTTTGGAGCCGTTTGTCGCCGTGACGGTCGCACCGGCGGATACTGTTACGATCAGCTGCAGAGCGATTCCGGTCTGAATCGTACCGATTACTGCGGCAAGCCCTTCGATGGTCTGTGCCGCAGGGGCTGTGCCTCCTTTGGCCTCCACTGCGTCATACGCCGCGCCGACTGCCGTGATAATGCGGTCGATCTCTGTCTGTACGCTCATGTCTGTTCCTCCTTTAAATCGCGGCGAGAGCGTTTTCGATGTCGTCCGTCAGCGATACCGTGCCGCCGGAGGTATAGCCTGCGGGAATGTCTACGCTGGTCTGCGTGAGGCCGTCGATGGTCTTCGCAATCGCGCCGTTGTTGGCCATGGTGCCCTCGACCTTGCTGCCGTCGGCCAGCACGATAAACTTGCCGTCCAGCACGTCAGCCGCTCCGGCAGTCACGCCGGAAACGTCCTTGTATTTGTCCGGGATCGCGCCGACCGTGACCTTGCCGAGGACTTTGCCCTTGGTGGGCGTGATGTCCTGCGCGGCCTCGGCAGGCGTGGCGGACTTGGTTTCCAGCATGACAGATACCTTGCCCGTGCCGGAGTGCTTACCGGCGGGGACAGTGTACTCCTGATTGCCGGTCGTCGCGTCCAGCACTTTCTCCACTGCACCGTTGTCCGGCATGGTGCCAGCCTGCGTTACGCCGTCCGCGTCGATAAATACTTTATTCGCCAGCACGTCGCCGGGTGCGGCGGTCGTGGCGGACACGTCCTGATAGTTTTCCGGGATCGCGCCGACGGTCACGCCGGACAGGCCGTAATAGCCCTGATCTGGTGTGACGGACTGCTGCTCCTTCGTCGGCGTGACGGATTTGGCCTGCAGGTTGTAGTTGCCGCCGCCGGAGACGCCCTTGACCGTGCCGGAGCCGTTGTGATAGCCCGCGGGGATGGTGTAGGACTCGCCCTCCTTGACGTTGGCGTCAACCGCGCCCTGATTTTTGATGGCCGATGCCTTGTCGGCCAGCGCGTCGAGCTTGTCCGTGCTCGCGGCGAGTCCGAGGCCGACGAGCCAGGTGCGCAGCTTGTTCCGCGCGGTCTGTAATCTTGTAATTTCAGTCTGTGTGCTCATAAAATCCTCTCCTTAAATCGTCGCGAGCAGCGCGTTGATATTGCCTACCTCCGCAAACACAGCGGCGGAGGTGACAGGCTTGGTGTTGTCCTTCTCCACGATCTCCGCCGTATCAACGGATAGGGTGTTCGTTTCGGCGTCCAGCTTGAGGCCGGAGCCGATCTGATAACCGCCCCCGCCTCCGCCGCCCGACTGGCGGGCTTCGTTGATGGCGGCGACGAGGTTGTCCTTGTTGTAGGTCCTGAGATCGTCCAGGTCGCCGATCTGCTTCTGCAGCTGCGCCCAGACGGGGAGCGTGGGATCCGCCGAAGGATCGCCGGACGGCTCCACCGCAGGCTGCACCTTGCCGAGCGATACCCAGACGGTCGGCAGCACGACGCCGGAGGCGTTGGTGCCGTAGACGCCGACGCGGACGGTTCGGCCTGCCGTGGTGAGGACTTCCGGCGGGATGGGGACGGTGTCTTCCTCCCATCCGGCCGGCAGGATATCGACGGTCTTCACACCGTCTGTAAAAACGGCGGTTTTGTCGAGACCGTCCCAGTCGTCCGAGAAGACGAAGCGCATCGTCTCGGCCCGGCTCATGCCCGCTGTCAGCAGCGCCGTCCGGCAGCCCGTCTGGGCGAATGCCTTTTTGCATGTGATTACGATCATGTCTGTTCTCCTTGTTACGTGCCGATGATCTCGCAGTCCGCCGCCGCGATGCCGCTGAGGCGGATGTTCATGCTGGTGATCGTGCCGGTGATCTTTGTGCCCCACGGCGTTGTGGTGCGCACGTAATCGCCGGGGGCCTCCTTGTCCATGACGATGCGTACGCTGTGCGTCTGGCGGCGCATGTAATAGTCAAAGACGTGCTGCGCGACGGCGGCGACGTTGTCGCTGTTGACCAGCGTCGCGTCGCGCACCTCGATGACGTTCGGCTTGGTCTGCGTCGTGGCGTTCGAGTTGGTTTTGGACGTGACCGACGTCGTGTGATAGTAGGTCGTACCGCCGACCTCCACGCTCTCTCCGTTTCCGGACGTCGAATAGCTGTGTGCCGTCACGCGGATCTCCGTGACCACTGCCGCCGTTTCAACGCTGCCGCCCGTGTATGTCCGGTCAAGTGGGATCATGGAAGGAGAGGCCGCTGTGAGCCTCCGGACGCGCACGCCACGCGACGCGCTTGTGTCAATGGTCGCACGAAGCGCGAAAACGATCTGTTGCAGCGCTTCTCGTTTCGTGCAGTCTGGGATATAGCCGGTTACGGTCTCGTCTTTCAGCGTAGGGTCGAAGTCCAGCGTGAAGTGCGCGCCAAGAATCGAGGTTATCAGCTCCTTCGCGTTTTTGCTGCTGTAGACCGCCGCCGCGAAGGGCTCGTCGTCCAGAATGCCAAGCGCGTCCTGGCAGGATACATCATAGAGCCGTTCGCTCGAACGGGACGAGCTCTTGATGTAAAAGACGCCGATCAGCTTTGCGCCGTCGTAGGCGCTGACGGGCTGCTTCTCTTGGAAGATGAAATCGATATCGTCCGAATTGTCGAGCGTGAAATCCAGCGTGTTGATCTCCACGTCGTCAGAAATCACGCTGACGCCCTCGGTGACGCTGACGCTGCGCAGGTCCTCCCGCTCGAATTCCCGGACGATGCCGAAGAAGATCTGTCTGAGTTTCGCGTACCGGTACGGCAGGCTCGTCTTTTTCAGCTCAATCACGAGCTTGTTGTAGCCCGTGACGGGCTTGGCGCAGAAATATTTCTGGCCGTCCGGCGTGAAGTCCTGCGACGCGACGGTTGTCTCGCCGTTGTACCACGTCATGGTCAGGGCGCTGCAATAGTCGCCGGTGCCACCGTCAAAATAGAGGTAAATTCCGGAGCTTGCGAACGTGCCGTCCAGCGTGATAGTCAGCGTCGGGTTCGCGTCAAAGGTGCAGTCCGCTTTGCTCGGAGCCGAAGACCAGAACGCTGCCCGCTCGGTCGTGAGGATCGGGCGGGAGCCGTCCAGCACCCACTGGTTCAGCTCGTTTGTTGCGACGATCACCGGCTCTGTGCCATACGGCAGTTCCGGAAGGTCGGAGAAGGGCTTCGCAGCGGTGCTCGCCACGCTGGCCGCCTCCGCCGCGCCTACCGCAACGTCCTCATAAATCACTCGAACGCTCATACCGGAACCCTCTTCGGTTTCATTGCAACAAAGTTAATCGATAAGTTCTGCCATTCGCTCCTATCGCCGTATCTTGATACAAGTTCATCTTCTCCGTTTGCCACATAGGCATCAAACGTCAAAACAGATTGCGCATACGGGACAGTCAGAACGTGGCTATCGACCGGCGCGGAAATGTTCTCGTAAAACGCATCATATTCTGCAAGATCAGACGAAACAGGATCGATCTCCAAACTGTAATTGTAAAATGTGCCGATAATGTCGCGCGTCATCGCGCCGGTCATCACGCGGCCCGCGTTATCGCCGTCGAGGACGGAAAACGAACGCTTTAGGCTCACAACATGCAGATTCGGATACTCCTTGCCGTCAAGGCTCAAAATGCTTGTCACGCCTTCACCCCCGCAAGCTTCACTCCGACGCGCTGTGTTTCCTCGTTGTTAAGGTTATACACCGCGCGTCCAAGTTCTCTGTGGTCGAGCTGCATAACAACCGTGATCTGTCTGCCGCCCATGCCGCCCGTTTCGTTCATGGCCTGCTTGAACGCCTGCACCATTGTGGCAAGCGGCGTTTCGATATTCGTTCCGCTTTTCTGGTCTCCCAGCACAGCCATAAACTCCCGGTTCGGCGGGATGACCGCGCCAGACGCGAGGCGGGGGAGAGATACTCGCGTAACAGGTGGAATGTTTATGCCGTACGTCATGCCGCCAATCTTCGGAACCCAGTCCGGAACGTTGATCTGAATCGTGTTAAGCTTGGAAATAAGGAAGTTGATGCCATCTATAACGAAGTTAATCGCGCCTTCGACCGTACCGACAATGAGATTCCAAACGCCTTTCAGAATATCTAGGACACCGTTCCATGCTTTCTTCCAGTCTCCGGTGAATACGCCGGTCAGGAAGGTAATAAGGCCGCTGAGGATCTTTTTCCATGCGTTGTACTGGTCGGAGAACAGCTTTCCGATCGTTTCAAAAATCGCAGCAAGTGCCGGGTTCTTACCCTGCAGCCATGTAATAAATGCGTTCCACGCGTCCTTGATGGAGTTTACAATCGCGTTCCACGTCTGCTTAAGCCCTTCCCAGATCTGCTTTGCACCTTCCGCTGCAAGTTTCAGGTCTCCCGTAAACACGCCCTTGAAGAACTTCCCGAATCCGTCTATGATTTTTTTCAGCCCTTGAATCAGCTCTTCCCCGTGCCCGGTAAAGGAAACAAGTGCCACCAAAGCGGCAACAAACCCGGCAATCAGGAGCGGAATCCAGCTGCCCGTCAGGATGCTGATCCCAATACCGGCGGCAAGTAGTCCGGCGATGATGGTCAGTGTGTTTTCCAGCATAAAGCCGTTTTCGATCACATCTTTGATCCCGACGACTAACATCGCAAGGCCACCTACCACGAGAGCGATTGCCGCAGCGGTCGGCCCGAATGCAATTGCGAGTCCGCCAGCAAGGGCCGCAAGCCCGGCGAGCATCCCGAGAAAATTAGTCAAGTCGATACCGTTGTTCCATGCGTCCAGCCAGAAATAGACAAGCGCAAACGCGCCTGCGGCCGCAAGTGCGATGCCGCCAATCTTGCTTAAGCTGTCTGTAAACATGCTGGCGATCTTCCATGCGAGCAGTCCGGCCGCGATCGCGCCGACAATGCCGAGGATGTCGTTCAGCTTATCTTCGGCAAGATCCAGATTCGAGAAATCCGGCGTGATCCCGCTCGAGTCGGCAGCGCCGCCCGCCCCGCCTCCGCCGCCGGACGCCTGATTGCTGGTGATCTGGTTGATCTCGTCAAATCCGGCCATGCTTTTGCTTGCGTCTTCTGCGGCAGAACCTACGCCCTCCAGCGCCTCTTTCTCGGCGTTCAGTCCCTTCGCGGCAGATACCTGCGCGCTCCAGCTTTTCCCGGACAGCATACCGAAAAACTTTGCGATTGCCGTCACGACTTGTGCCAGAATGTTGACCAGCTTCACAAAAACCGGGATCACGACTTCGAGGATCGGCTGTGCAAGCGTCAGAAGAGCTGCTTTCAGCTGCGCGATAGATGCACGGGCCGCCTCATTCTGCATGATCGTCTCCCCGAGCCAGCTGCGCAGCTGGGAAAGGCCGCGGGACAGGACAGTAAAGACCAGCGCGCTCCTCAGTACCCCGCTTAATCTTCTCCCGAATTTATTCATGCTTTTTTCGACGCGCGCCGACGCTTCGGCCATGCGGGCCGAGGCTCCGCTGGCGTCTGTGATCTGCTGCACCAGCTCTCCGGCTTTAGCCTTTGCAGCGTCAAGCGCATCAGTCTGGGTTATCACCTTGTCGGTGATCTTTGCATATTGACTCCCAAGCTTTTCCGCCGTTTTGTTTTGCTGCACCAGCAGCTGTTCCTGCTCTTTGATCTGCGCAGCAACCTCCGCCTGTCGAGAATAAGCGTCTATGTACTCCGCTGGATTAGCCGAAGCGCTTCCGGACGTGATGCCCTTTAGGCGGTCAGCCTCCGAGCGGAGCGATTTCAGCGCGTCTTCCGTCTGCTTTGCGGACTGAAGCGCAGCGTCCAGCTCCTTTTTAAGCCCGCTCTGCGTTCCGGTGTCCTCGTTCAGCTTTGCTTCCATCTTGTCGATTTTCGCAGACAGCGTATCCAGCTCTTTCTGTGCCTTTTTCGCGTCCGCGTCGACGGTGACCACAATTTTCCCATCTGCCATATTTTCGCCACCTTTTCGGTTGATTTTTGTCATTATTTGTGTTATCTTCCAAGTAAGGAGGGAAGAAATATGAGTGATTGCATTATCCAAATTAGCCGGGACAATTCTTTTTACGGTTCTGGCCTGACCGTCGGCGTTGCATTGGATGGCTGTGATGTCGGCACGCTGAAAAACGGTGAAGAACTTCGAGCTGTGGCCGCTCCGGGCCAGCACGAACTTTCTTTTTACCGGTATCGCCGTCTGGATAAAACCATATCCTTTACCATTGTCGAAGGGCAACAGAATGCGTTTTTTTACCATCAAGATTAACGCCTCGAACCGCGTTGACGTTGTTGGCGGGCTAAAAACCAAAAAGCAGGCGAAACGCCCCAGCGGCTGCCTGACGGCTTTAATTGTATTCCTCTGTCTTTTCGTCTTTATCGGTGCGGCCTTTGCTTCCTGCGGATCGTCCTCCAAGCCGGAAAAGGTCGGAACCTCAGTTTCTTCTTCGCAGCAGCCGCCGCAGCAATCCGATTCCGGGCCTGAAACATTTGGCGTTGGGGACCAGGTCGTTCTAGACGGCGTGGCGGTCACGTTGCTCAGTGTTACCGAGAATTCCGGCCAAAATTACGTCTCGCCGGATGATGGAAAGGTCTTTGTTCTGTGCGAATTCGAGATCGAAAACAATTCAGCCCGCGATATTGCGTCCAGCACCATGCTCTCTTTCGAAAGCTACATCGACGGCTATACCACCAGTCTTAGCCTCACCGCCATGATGAGTTCCGACGAGCCGCAGCTTGACGGCACAATTGCCGCCGGAAAGAAGATGAAGGGCGTTGTCGGGTACGAAGCGCCGCAGGATTGGAGCGAGATCGAGATTCGATTCTCTCCAAGTTTCTGGGGTAGCGAAATCATTTTCGAGTATAAAAAATAAGTTTTTCTCGCTGCCGCCCCGGTTAGGGGCGGCTGTTTTTTGCCCCGACGCCCCATGCGGCAAGTAGGTCGGCTTCGGCCTCCGAGTATGTCGTCTTCAGATCGACAATATCCCGGTTGCGCCGGTAGAAATCCCTCTCCTGTTTGTCGAGGCTCTTCCCTCTGGCCTTTTTATCGCGGATGGAAACCACCTGTGCATACAGGCAATCTCCGATTTCTTGATAGTACGCTAGAAACGAATACCAATGCAGGTATTCCAGCGCCCTGAGCTCGCAGCCCGCGATTCGGTTGATAGGCGCAATATAGAGATCAAAGTCCTGTGCCCATGACATGATCTCGGGCTGCTTTCTCTTCTCTCGATTCTCCTGCCCGTGGTCGATGAAGCGGAAGCACTGGTTCAGGGCTTCCTGATAGTCGCTGACGGGCATTTCGTCGAAACCGGGATAGAAGATGGTCAGCGCCGCTTCCGCCTTGTCCCGCTCGTCCAGCTCCCTGTCGGTCAGGGCTACGAGGATATCAAGAATCGCGCGGTAATCGGATTGGATCGGATACGTTGTGCCGTTCACATCGACCGTGGTCGGCAGCGCCCAGATCACTTTTTCCATTTTGCCGTATATTTCGCGATTCTCGGGTTAGTCTTCTTCTGCTCCGCTGCGAAGCTCGTGTCGATCTGGTCGATCACGGCCAGCATGAGGTTGCACCAGACCGGCAGGCCGTCTGCCAGCGCGTAGACGTTCATGGTTCCAAACAGGGCCGTGCAGACAGGCTTGGCAAACAGGCCGTCGATCATATCCCGCATTTCCGCGTCGCGGCGGCGGGCGATTACGAAGATCTCTTTCTTGTCCACGCAGCGATCGATCTCGGCCCTATACGCCTCCTGCTTCCTGTCCAGCTCGTCAAACGTGTTGAAGATCTGTTCAACGAACGCGCTGTCCGTCGGGTTGAAGGAGACTTCCGCCGCGTCGTTCAGCTTGAACGATACGACGCCGGTTTCAAATCTGATTTCAGGCATTGCGGGCCCTCCTTACGCCGCGTCCGGCGTGAAGGTAATGGCCCCGTTGGTGCCGATCGCCGCCGTGCCGGTCGTGCGGTTACCGCCGAGCGTCACGTCGATGGGCATGCCGACAGAACCGCCGCCCTCGCCTCCGAGGCTGGACGGCTTGACCATGGAAGCGTCGTAGCGCTCCGCGAAAACTGCTGTCTTGGCCGTACCCGCATAATGGTGGACGATCAGCACGTCCTGATTCGCCAGTGCGGCTGCGTTCTGCTGCTTGATTGCCAGATCCCAGATTTTCTTCAGCGCCGCGTCGCCCGCGTCAAGGTCGCACGGGTCAAAGCTCTGCGTGATGATCGGTTTTTTCATGGTGGTTCTGGTCGTGCCGAGGATGTCCTTGCTGGAATCCTCCTGCCAGTCGTACTCCATGCTGGAGTCTGTGACGCGCGTTCCGAACGGCGACCATACGGGCGTCGAGGACTCGCCGGTGTTCAGATATGCGATCAGCAACTCCCGGTCGATGGTCTGACCGGCGGTTGTGTTAAAAGTAACTTCTGCCATAGTTAAATCACCTCATATGTCATTTTCATTAAAATCTGGTGGTCTTCCGTGCCGTCCTCGTACCGGGCGAACATTGCCGCGCGGCTGGACGCTTCCACACGCCGGACGCGCATGCCGTCGCCCAGATCCGGCGGGTTCTGCATTGCCCAATCCCCGAACCGGTTCAGCATGGCGTCGCATTTCAGGCGCTTGTCGTTGCTGCTGCCGGGGATGATGCGGGCGATGATCTTGAATTGGTATTCCGCCTCGTGTCCGCCGAGGATGAATTTTCGTGTGATATACGCGCCCTGAATAGTGGACAGCGCCATACTTGCAGAATCCGCAGCGAGAAATTCATAGTTGATCGTTGCGGCCGGCATATCGTCGTCCGAGAAGGAATTCGCCCAGATCATCATCTTCCGGGAGATATCCTGCTCTTCCTCCGCAGATACCAGCCTTTTCTGCTTTTCAGAGTCCATTCTTCACCGCCTTGTCCGCTACGCGGAGCCATTTATCAAGATTTTCGGCCTTTGACGCCTCGAACCAGTGCGATTGCGCCTGATTGTGTCCGGACGTATTGAACACAAGATTCTTGTCTGTCACTACCTTTGTCCCGCCCTTCGGCGCGTAAGTGCTGCCGGTCTCCGGGTCTACCATGACTTTTCCGTAGTACAGGAACCGCGCGTATGGGCCGGGGTAGATAATCGCGTTTCCCTCGACCTGTGTTCTGCGGTCGAGGGAGCCGGTCAGGAACGGTACATATGGGGCCGTGTCCTTTCTTGCCTGAAGTGCAACAGCGTGCTCCGCTTTGGTGCATGCTGTTGTGATTGCCTCATGCAGTTCGTCAAATCCGTCTGCTTTTACGCTGAATTTCAGCATATCAGGCTCCTCCGACCTCAAAGTGTCTCATGTCGGCGCTGCCGTAGTCCTTCCGGTCGACCTTCGTAACCTTGTAAACGTCGTCATAGAGCATTTCTAGCGTCTGCTCGGTTTTGTCCGGCTCTACGACTTCACCTTTGATAAAAAAGGTCGTGCCGCCGTTGCCGTCCGTGGAAAGCGTCCACAGGCCGCTTTTATCGGCTGCCCGCCAGAATTCCTGCGGGCCGACGTAGCGCTTTTCTGCGCCCGTCACGCCATCCACAGCGGGCGTGGAGAACGGGATATACAGATTCACTGCGTCCGCGCCTTCAAGCCCGCTCTGGCGGACGTTGGCCGCCTTGGAGGCTTCCAGCAGAACGCCGCGCATGACTGTGATATAGGTCTTCTCCACATCCTTGAACGTCGCCTGGTCTGTCTCCTGCGAGACGTTGTAGATGGTTACGGTGTGGGGGAACATGGACACGGCCCATACCCCCTTGCTTTGAGTAATCCGGTCGGCCCGAGGTACGCCAGCACGATCTCACGGCGGCGCGTCTCTGTCCGCTGCATATCTGCCTGGGACAGGTTTCGTGAACCAAAGCTGCGTGACCAGCCGCCGACCGTCTCGCTTGACACGGGCCGGTCGGTCGTGTAGACGAGGCTGTCCAGCTTTCCGGCGTCCTGCTCCAGCTCGGCCAGCGCACAGACGCAGTTCTGGACGGCTTCGAGTTTATCCCCGGCGGCGGAGCGCGCGCGGCTCATGGTGATGTAATCGACATAAGCCGATGCCTTGCGGGCGAGGCCGCAGAATTGCTCTTCATCCAACGCCGTCCCGCGGTACACAGTCGCGTAATACTCATAATCGGCGTAGATCATGCTGCGCCCTCCTTCCGGTCAGCCTCCGCACCCGTCATGCAGGCGCGGAGGCTCGATTTTACTTGCTGACGTCTGCGCCGATGAACAGGCCGTAAGGATCGGGCACGACCGGGATAAACAAGCCGCTTGCCTTCGTCCATGTGGTCTTCGGGTCTGGCGTTTCCCACTGGGTAATGGTGATATACTGCTGTGCACTCTTGTCGGTGTACGGACCATAGCCCTTTTCTTCTGGCGTCACGCCCCACAGGCCAACGCCGAAGGAATTGGCCGTACCATTGGACAGGAATGCAACCTTGTCCTCTGGGAAGAAGCGATACGTCTTTTCCGCGCCGTTTGCGGACTGCGCCTTATAGCGCTGGTCGTTGGTCGTGATCTGGCCGAATCCGAACAGCTCGGTAAAGAGGCTGCGCAGCTTCTCGGTGGTGACGTATGTACCAGCGCCGACCGTGCCGTACACGAGGGTCTGAATGCCCTTGTTGGACGCGAGCTTGCGCAGGATCTTCGTACCGACGACCATTTCGCTCAGCGCGTGGCCGGATGCCGCCGCCTGATCTGCGATGGCCTGAAGCTGGCCGATGATATCAGCGTCTGCGCCGAAGTCGATCTTGAAGCCGATGTTTGCGGACGGAACGCCGTAATCGACGGTCATGTTGAGATTGTTTTCCTTGATGGTCATCTTGCCGGTCGCGATAACTTCCATTTTCGCGACCTCGGTTCTGACCTTGACCGCATCGGCCATCAGGCGCATATCGTCGAAGACGTAGCTCACAATGGCGTTGTCAGCGTATACGCCGTTTTCGTTGAGCAGCTGCACCCGCTCGGACTGGTTGATCTTGCGCTTGATAAACAGCTTCTCAACCTCGGTCTTTTCGAGCGCGGGGCGCGTGGCGATCTCTGCCTCGGTGTCAAAGGCGTGGACGGTCGCCATCGTGGGGATCTGTGCGCCGTTTGCGAGGCGCAGGTACTCGGCCTTGAGGCTTTCGGTTTTCTGATCCGGGAACAACCGGTCTCCGAGGTAGGCCGGGCGCGCGACGGAAATGTTCTGCGAGAAATCCAGACGGTCAGCGTCGGAAATCAGTTCAAGAATGTCAGGCATGGTGTTTTTCCTCCTTCTTTAGGGTGTAGTCCACACGGGGTACAGGGTCACATTGCCGGTCATTTCGACCTTGGAGACGGCAGCGCCGCCCTTAGACGTGCTCCAGCCGGTCTGGGTGTTGCCGCTCTTGGTCAACGGGTATTCGGTCGAGACGTCGGCATAGGAGCCCTCTGTGTAGACGTTCTCGTCGACGGGCGGCGTGCCGCTGCCGTCGTTTTTGTCGTAGGTCACGGTATATCCGCGCGTGATCTCCGGCGCGTCAACAAATGTGAAGCCCTTGCCGGACAGCGCGGTCTTTGCTGCGGAGGCCAGCGACAGGCGGTCTGCCAGCACACGGCCCGCGACCATCACGGAGCCGGGCATATTGCCGTCCGTCACATCGATATCCTCAAACACGATGCCGACGGCGTTCGAGTTGTCGGACGGAAACGGCGTACCGGCCTTGACGATCTTGTATTTGCCGTCCTGTACGCCCATCGACGCGGGGATCTCGCGGGTTTTCAGAACGAGGCCGACTTCGCTTTCGAGGAAGTTCGGTCTGACTTCTGCTTTTGTGTTTACAACGATAGACATTTTTCAAATCACTCCTTGTTTGGTGTCTGCGCAAACTGCGCGTTGAACTGCTGCGCGTACATTGCGCCCTTGCTCTTTGCCGCCGGTGCGCCGCCCTGGCCGACAGGCTTGACGAATGTAGGCGTGGGCTTGTCGGACTGGAACGCGGTCGGGTCTGCTTCGAGCTGGGCCTTGTGCCACTCGTCGAAGCCAGTCAGCTCGCCGTCCTTCAGTTCAAGGTGCTTTTCCTTGAGGTCGGCAAGGTAGGCTTTCTCGGCGGCCTTGGAGGAAAACTTGACGCCCTTTGCCGTGATCGCGCGGTTCATAGCGTCGGCGTAGTCCCGGCTTGCCAGCTGCGCCTTGTAATCCTCGGTTTCCTTGGTGTACCGGTCCTGAAGGTCTTCGAGCTGCTTGCGGACGCTCTCGGCGTCCCCGCTGGACTTCCGCAGGTCTTCGATGTCCTTGTCGCGGTCGGCCAGCTGCTGCCGGGCGGCGTTCAGGTCTTCCTTGGCCTGATCCGCTTTTTGCTTCTCCCGGCCGATGTCGCGGCTGTTCTCGTCAAGGATCTTGTCGACGGTATCCTTATCGAGCCCCAGTCCTTCCAAAAAATCTCGCTTCATGGGTTCTCCTTCACAGCTTCGCTTTGTTCTCGCGGGTCGCGTCCGCTGCTGCCCCGTAGTTTAGCGACTTCGGGCCGGTCAAGATTTGATAAAACAAAAAGAGCCAACCTGTATGAAAGCCTTACAGGTTGGCTCATCGTGCCATTCCGCGCGCTCGATTGCGCTGCGGTATCTGTATTATTTTTTCAGCTCTTCCGCCTTGATGATCTGCGCCTTGACTGTTCCATCCTTCATGCGCTTCAGTTGGACGCGGAATCCGGCGGCAAGCGCCCGCTCGATGGCGGCTTTCAGTTTTTCGTCGATCATGCGTTCTCCTTAGAAATCAGCCTTGAAAGCGTTCCCCGCTCGTCATCTTCTACCACTTCCCATTTGCCTGGCTTGGTTTTTCCGTTGAGCGGCGCAGGGGCTGAAGCGGAATAAAGGTAGTCCTCGCCCTCATCATCTATGATGCGGAGCAGATCATATTCGACCCCCACGCATTCATAGGTTTTTCCATCCGTCAGCCCGAGAAAACCGCCGCCGAACGTCGGCCCTTTATATCTCACCTTCATTTTCTCTTCACCCCTTTCAGCTTTTCTTCAAAGTGCTTCCCATTTTGCTCAAACCAGTGAACATCATATCGGAAATTGTCTGTTTGTATTATACCGCCCATTTTCCGCCATTGCAACGGTTCCCCGCCGTAGTTTTCAGAAAGGAAACTCGCAACTTTCAACTGTTTCCCGGAATCTCCGCCAGCTATTTCTCGAATAGAGCCAATTTCTGATCCCTTCGGGACAACGCCGTTCACAATCTCCGTTTTCACGTCCAGCGTTTCTTGCAGCCTTGTGATCGGTTTTGCTGCTTTCGCCGCACCGGCCGCAGCCTCGGATTTTGCATCTGTGTACAGAATCCTTGTCCGCTCCGGCTGCTCCGGCAGCCCTGCGGCATTGCTGAAATCATGGTATTTCGTGTTCAGGCGGCGCAGTTTTGCTGCAGCGGCAGTCTCTTCGTCCTTAAGTCCGGAGGCTTTATAGGCGTTTTTCAAACGCTTCTGCTTGCGAATCGACCGTTCGAGCCGTCTTTGCATCTGGGTCGCTTCGTATGCGGTATATTTCTTTCCGTCAAACTCGCAGCCGAGACCATCATCAATGTGTTCCAGCTGCTCCTCGGTATAGGTAGGCTCCATGACGCCAGGGATATAGGCATGCTTATAGTGACGGCAGTTTGCCCCGGTCAGGCCGTCTACATAGCCATAGCCGGTCGTCTCCACGAGATCCTTGTACTGCCCATGCGGGTCAGGCTCTCCGTTTTCGCTTTTGTAATAGATCCGGCCTTGCCACGCCTTATGGCTCGACCACGGGGACGGGCCGGGCTTATCTCGCGCTCCTGAGTGCGCCGTGATCTCAAAATACCGGGTATCCATATATTCCGCCGACTGGTCGGAATACCTGTCGCAGATCTGCGCCACGCTGGTCATCACGGCCCTGCGCGCGGCCACGTCGATCTGATCCGTGTGCCCGCTCTCATAGTCCACAACTTTGATTCCGCTCTCGGCCAGCTGCTTGACGGCGTTGGCAATAGCCTGATTATAACTGATCGCCCCGCTCTGAATTTGCAGCGTTGACGAATCTAAGGCCCACTGATATGCCTGCGCAGGTGGAAGCATCTTCCGGCCATTGTCGACCAGGAAGCCCATGGATTGCGTCAGATTTCTGAATTCTCCGACCGTCTGCTTGCGGATCGCGTCGATATCGGAAGCGTCGACCAGCCGGCCAGGCTTCGTCACATCGGCCAGCGTGATAAGGTCGTTGTAATAACGCTGGTTGCGCTCCACAACATCGTCGAGCAGCTTGTTCAGTTTTTCCTCGCTGACGTCCGCCGTCTTCTGGATGGCCCTTTTGATCTTCTTGAGATCAATGCCGTGCGACCGCAGCGCCCGGATATCCTGCACCGTGACTTCGTTCAGCTGATCGGCAATTTTAAGCCGGGAACAGACTTCATCCAGCAGCGTATCTTCCAGCGCACGGAACAGCTCCGCGAGTTCTTCCGGAAGGGCGTCAAGCAGTTCGGGACTGAACGGGTACTTGGCTTTTCTCATTCGATCTCAGTCGGTGCGTTTGCGTTTGTCATGTCCTGCGCCCTCGGCAGCATTGCCTTTGCAGTCGCTTCGTCCTCGCCGTACCATTTCGCGCGGTATTCCCAGTCGTTGAGGATACCGTCAGCGAGGTCGAGCCGGTCGTTGGCCCGCTCCTGCTCTTTCTTCTCGGCATCATCCAGGATGGAATCGCCCCAGCTGTAATCGGTGCTGTACGTCCCGGCAGGCGCGAGGTTGTAGAGCGTCGCGTATGTATCGAGCGCGTAGAGCAGGCTGTCAAACGTATGTTCAAGCGCCGTCTGAATGCTGTCGATCAGCACATATTTGCGCTGCTTGCTGTTGCGGATCTCCGTCGCGGTCTTCTCGACGGTCTGCGGATCAGAGATATCGCCATAGGCCAGCCCGACGTTAAACTCGATGCGGCGGAGTGTGTTCTGGAAGCCTCGGTAAATCGCCTCGTCGCGGATCTGCGGCTCGATGTACTGAAAGAATTCGCCGGACGTGGAGAACGGCCCAAGCTCGAACATGCGCTTGTTGAACATGTCCGCAGTCGAGCTCGTGCCGTCCATCAGGACTTTGCGCTCGCTGGAGCGGTATTCCCAGCGCAGGCGCTCCCACTGCTCGTCGGCCTGCTTGATAAGCTGCACCGTAGCCGCGTCTCCGTAGACGGACATTCCGCAGGGGCTGTTTGCATCCGCTGTGTTGGCTGTAGGTGGGCGGAAGTACGCGAAGAGCGGCCCGCTCATATTCTGGATCGCGATCTCCGGCTGAATGTCCGCCCATTCCGGGACGGCGTTCAGGGGCGCTTCTGCGCCGACTGTGCCGGAAGCGTCGCTGTAATACGCTTTATTGCGGATCGTGTATGTCGTGCCGTCCAGCTCGTGCGATTCGAGGCGGATATAATATTTCCTGCCCACCTTCGCGGGCTTATCCCGGAAGATGCCGCCAATGCAGCGCCCGGCAGGATCAAATTTCGTCGGCTGGAATGCCGCCGCGCCGGTCACGTCGACCAGCAGCTGCTCGCCGTAGATATACGGCTTAAATGCCACGCCGCCGAGCGCAAGCCCCAGTTCTAAGGCGCTGTGAAAATTCTCTTCCGCCCGCTCAAAGCAGTCTTTCAGATAATCCGCACGGGCGCTGCCGGTGATGTTGGCCGTCAGCTCGGCCAGCGTCGGTCGCGCGATCTCCCGGCAGATCGCCGCCGGAAGCCCGACAGCAATGACATCGCACGTCTGCCAGGGTGGATTTCCAATAAACATCGCGTACCAGAGGCTTATATTCTGCTCCATCTTCGGGCTGACTGCCGGAGATACACCGAATTCCCGCTCGGCCACCGCCTGCGGGAAAAGCATATTCCGGAACCACCCTCGAATGTTTGTCAAAAGGCTCATTTCTTGATTTCTCTCCTCAAAACGGTCATGCAAAAATAGCGGATACTATCGCACACGTGGTCGTTTTCTTTTATCACGCGGTCTTCGCCTGCGTCTTTGTCCCAGCTATAAAGGCCAAATTCCCGAAACGCGTTTTTGCAACTCTCATGGAATTTGATTATGCCGCTTTTGATGCAGGCCCCCGTGAAGCGAATACCGTCCAGCACGGCGTTGTTTGCTTTCCATACAGAAAACTTTCCGTGCCGCCGGATGCACTCGGCAAAGGACGCTGCCGATGGGTCGAGCACAACACGCTCAATGCGGTATCCGTCTGCGAATGCCTCTAAATCCTGATAATATTCTTCGTCAGTCTTCTGCCGCCCGCTCTCGCGCCCGCTGTGGTAATATTCTTTCTCCATGACGGCCTTGCCGCCATATTCCCGCCACAATGCAAAGACGGTAGGGTTCTGTGTGCCGTAGTCCGATGAGATCCAGTACCGCCCCGGCCCGCCCCGCTCACTCGTGATGTTTCTGGCCCCATCAAACATCGGGTAAACCAGACCCTCGGCGATTCTCCAGAGGCCGAGAATATACCGGTCGTAAAAAACACCGGAATGCATCGCCTTTGTCCGCTCGATCATCTGCGGTGTCAGGATCGGGTTATCTTCCAGCAGGAAGTGGAGGTGCCGCGTGCCTGCGGGCGGCTGCTCGATGTATTTTTTGTACACCCAGTTTGCTGGGCTTTCCGGGTTGCAGTTCAGAAAATATTTCGGGTTCTCGAATGAAATCGCGCGGGCTGTTGCCTGCTCCACAAATGACTGCGGCATCAGTGCAACCTCGTCGAATAAAACGCCCGCGAGCGTAATGCCCTGGATGAGCATATACGAGCTTTCGTCTTTGCCGCCGAAGAGATAAAACCAGTTGACCCGCGCGCCGCAGCGGACTGTCAGGACGCGCGTAGAAACCTTGTAGGACAGCGCCAGCGCCGCTCCAAGTCCTTCGACCTCCATCAGCGGGCGGAGGATGTTCCGTTCTGCCGACTGCACGGTTTTTCCGCAGATTGCGAAATTCGTGCGGTCGTAGTTCTGCATGGCCCACGCCAGAAAGGCCAGCGTCATGATCGTTGTTTTACCGGATCGGACGGAACCGTCGCAGATCAGCGTCGTCTCGTCCGTCTTGCAGAAGTCGAATATCTCCCTCTGCTTTTGTGAAAGTTTTTTAAGGCGCATCGTTCCCGCCGCCCGTGATCGCGGAGATCAGCGCCGCAAACGCCGCCGGGTCTCCGCGCCGTTCGTCCTCCGATGCCCAGCCAAAATTGCATCCAAGGCTGAACTTTGCACCAGACGAGCCGTCTTTGTCGTAAAGTCGTTCCTCTGCATAGGCTTCGCAGCGTGCCTTCGCGCGCGTTATCGCGTCACGATATTCCTCGCGCCCCTGATAGTCCAGCAGGACTTTACGCCCGGACAGACCAAGCGCCAGCGCAAGCCCGGTGACAGTCGGCGGCTTCGCTCCGACAACGACCGGCTGGCCGTGCTTGTCGTAGATGGGCTGGCCGTTTTTGTCGAGGCGCGGCGTGCCCTCGCAGCTCGCAAAATAAGCTTCTATTGCCCGCTCCATCGCCTTTACGCTCTTGATCTTTCTCGGCTTCCCCATCTCCCCGCCTCCTTTGCGCCGGTTTTTGTTTATGCCAAAGCAGAGACGGGTATGCTCCGCCCCTGTGGCTTATATTTTATCATGGCTTTTTGCCGATAATCCCCCAGTTGGGGGATTTGCCGTTAATTTTTTTGGCGTCCGATCAGGCTATCTGTCGAGACGTCAAAAAAATCGGCTATTTTTACCATGGAATCAATGGACGGACAGCGTTCCCCTCGCTCGTATTTGCGGATAATGTTCCGTGAGAGGCCGCAGCATTCCCCCAGCGCTTCCGGCGACATACCGTAGTGTTCGCGAAGCTTTCGGAGCTGCGACGGAAAGCCCGGCGGGGGCGGCGTACTGCTCTTTTTGCTGTGCTTTCTGCTCACGTCCTGCATCCTCCGTCCCTTTCCGGCTCGGCGCCCTTGCAATCGGAGATATGGCGATACTTGGCGCAGCAATTCTCGCAGCGCCAGTCATGGCAGATGCAATCTTTCCGGGTGCATACCGGCTTTCTGTCTGTGCGCGGATGCCTGTCCGGTTTCCGGTTCATGCTAATCGCTCCTTTCGTGCTAAAACGCTGCTCATTTACGAGGTTTTAAGAAAGCGGCCTCGCTCCGCTTGTGTTCTGATCTTGGATCGACTACATACTTATAATATTGATACCTGTACTTTGTCGTCCGTGCCTCGACGAGGATATAGCCGCGCGGGGCGACGGGCGGATGCTTTGGGCTGTACTCGCGCACGGCCTCGGTCGCAGGTTCCGGCTCGGGGCGGATACAATTTCGCGTCGCCTTGTACCGGTGGCCGCCGAATTCTTTTCTCCAGTGCGCATGCAGGTAACTGGCAAGTGCTGTGTAGTCCTGGCCGTGGTCGATCTTGTTTCCCTGCTCATCTATATAATAGTTGTGCTTTCGCAGGTGCCGAACCTCGATCACGCTGCCGAGCCCCCAAAGCCCGCCGATGGCTTCTTCCGGGATTCCCTCTGTTACCAGGTGCAAATGAAAGCGATTGGTTGTTTTTCCTCTTCCGTAGAAAGCAACGATTTTGGCCTCCGGATAGTGATACTGCATGCGGCGCACAAGGTTGTCGCGCACTCTGCGCATTTCCTCTGCGGTATGTACCTCGTTTTCTGTATCCAATGTCAGGGTGGAGTACAGGCTTGTGGGCGAGAAATTGGCGTTCATCAGCGCAACGAGCCGATCCAGCGATTGCTTGCTGTTGAATTCATCGCGCTCCGCCTGCGTCTGGAAGCGCGGCTTTCGCGGCTTGCTGGTCTTTTTGTCCGCGCCATCGGACACGGTATAAACAATCTGCGTACATACCGCCCCTGTAAACAGTCGGCGCTTGTGCCTCTTTGCCATCATCCACACCTCTTTCTCCCGGGCGGACAGAGCCGTCCGCCCCTACAGGTCCATCTGCCCGCTCAAAGCGTGGCCGGAAATTCCGGCCATGCGTTCAACGATCAGTTTCCTCGCGTATTTTCATTTCTGTGTATTCTGTTGGCGTTATCGGTGGGAAGCCGAATGCCGCCCTGATTTCGTTCGGGGTGTTCTTGCGGAATACATCTTCTTCCTGCATGATGGCTTTCCACGCAGCTGCGTCCAGCGCCTCAAGCGTTACCTCCGCTTGATGTTTCAGGCTGCGCAGCTTGAAAAATACCAGCACACCCAGCGCGATCCACTCCAACGCAGCAGCAAGCTCCAAAATCTCAATGATCATTTTCTTCTCCTTCCACTCCTTCCATAGTCGCTTGGCAGTATTGGCAGCGGCGCGGCAGGCTCTTCCTCACGCCGCCCTTTTTCCAGACTTCGACATGCGGCTTCTGCGGCCTGCCGCAGGCCGGGCAGCGGTAGACGTGGAAGATATCATCCCAGCGCCACCAATTCCCGGTGCGGCGCAACTGCTTCGCCGCGTTTTTAAGCAGCACGGTATAGCAGTCCGGCACATCCTCCTGGAACCATCCTGCGATGGGGCCGCCGTTCAGCAGGCACTTGTCGCAGTCGTCCACCCTGCACGCCTCTATCGCCTGCATGATCTCCGTAAAACTCATATTTTTTTTGCCGAGCAGCAGCTCTTCCCGGCGTTTTTCTTTTCTGCTCATCCCTGCGCCGCCTCCATTTCCTTGCGCTCTTGCATAAAGCCGTGCAGGAACAGCTCCAGCAGAGCGGCGGCGCGGTTGGTCAGATTTGTGAAATCCTTTTTGCTGATCTGCAGTTTGCCGGTCGTAACAACCTCAGTCTCCGGTCTGCCAATAATCTGAATCGTCGGATTTGGCACCAGTTTCTTTTGGTCGTCCTCCACTATGAAAAGCGGCGGCGTGGACTGCTCCATGACGATGCGCGGCGGGTATGCCTCGCCCCGGAAGCTGGTATCCCAATTCAGCTTTTCGTAGTACGCGACAAAATTGTCGAGGTCGTGCGCAAAAGTTCCCATGATTTCTGCCATTTTAATGCTCCTTTCACACTTCCACGCACTCATCGGCGCGGATATTGATGCGTTTGCCGCCGGACTGGATCACATAGCCGT